CCAGAAGATGCTATCAAACAGAGAATGATTTCCTTTGGTTATAGAAACATATCGATCTCACTAAAAGATGGTGTGTATACTGTCAAAGCTCAGTGGGGTGCAAATCCCATAGATACCGAGTCTAGTTACTATAGACTTCAAGAGTCCGCAGAAGCCGATCTTTCTTCTGCCGCAAGGTTGTTTCAGAAATTTTTGCGTAGCACAGGCGCTCCAGACAAAGACACAAAATTTGTTCTAAAGAGCAATCCATCCAAGAAGATATTCATTGGCAAATCCAGCGACTCGAAATTTGACTATGCTGTAGATCTCACGGGTGGCTCGGTTGTGGCAACAGAACGGGGCACAGTAAAAAATAGATCGTTCGTATGGAATGAAAAGACGGGAAAGTTACAGATAAATGAACAGTCGCCGCCAGATTCAATGATAGAAAAGTGGATAAATGAAAACCGACAAGAATTCTCTAAGCAGTACGGACCTCAAAAAGGACGACAAGTTCTTTACGCAACCGCCTGGAGAATGTATACTAACAAATAGGAGAAACTCATGATCGTAAAGCCATTGACCGAAGAAACTGATCTCGCCACCGCCACAACAGTACAAAATGCAACTGTCGTTAGGCTTGTAAATACGGGCAGCTCTGTTGTTGTTACTGTAAAAGATGGAAGTGCCACTGTAGCATCTCTTACTTTAACTCAAGGTGAAGTGCTCAACATACAAAAAGCGCCCACACACTCTCTCGTTGCTACCGAAGATGTTTTAGCAGTTAAGGTTGCCCACACAAACTAATATGAAAACTCTTAATGAAGTGGTTCAAAAGAAAAAGGCCGTATTCGCTTTCGGAAGAATGAATCCTCCCACTTCGGGACATGAGAAGCTGATAACAAAGGTTTTGGCAGTGGCTAAGAAACTTAACGCCACTCCATTTATCTTTGTATCCAACTCTCAAGATGTGAAGAAGAATCCTCTCACTGGCAAACAGAAGGTGAAGTATATTGAAATGGGCGTCCCAGGCGCCGAAGGCTATGTGTTTAGTGATACTACGGTACTTTCTCCGTTTCATGCCGTAAAGTTTTTAGAGAACCAAGGGTTCACTGACGTTGTTCTTGTTACAGGGTCAGATAGACTTGATTTGGGAGACTCTATTCGTAAGTATATTAATCATCCTGACCCAACAAAAGGGTTCAGACTCGATTCGTTTGATATTGTTAGTGCAGGAGATCGAGATCCAGACTCAGATGGCATAACAGGAATGAGTGCATCTAAAATGCGTGAAGCTGCCGCCGAAGACAACTTCAAGTCTTTTAAGAAAGGTGTTCCATCCAAACTATCTGACAAGTTTGCAAAGCAGATGTTTAATGATGTCAGAACAGCCATGGACATACACGAAATGGTTGAACAAGTTAAGCATTTGAGTGATACGTTGAATATTCCTAGGCGAGAAATGCCACAGATTAAGAAGAAATACATACCGGACTTTTTAGAAGTATTAAAAGATCGTGGTGTTAGCGTCTCTCACCGGGACATTTCCATATCTTCTCTAAAACCCACCCAGAACGAAATTGATTTGGATAAGGTTAAGGAAAAGGTTGAGAAGTTTACTAATGGAAAAGAACCAAAGCCATTTGTTGTTTCCTACGACAACTTCATTTTGGATGGACATCATCAGCTATTTGCTCTGAGAGTTCTCGATAAAAACACTAAGGTGTCGTGTTATGTCGTTGACTTGAAGATGAAAGATTTGCTCAAGTACGCATATAAGTTTCCAAAAACAACCTATAAAAACATAGGCGAGTAACTTCATAAATATCATCATGAAAACATTCAAGTCATTCCTACATGAGGCTGAAACCAAAACAAACAAGCCTCCCAATCAAGTTGATAAAGCTCGTGAGCGTCAAGACCGAGAAAAAGAAGAGCTGCGTACTCGCCAGGGGCGAGAGCTAGAGAAAGCTAGACAAGATGACTTCAGAAAGAAAGAGTCTGAGAAACGCCAGAAAGATGCACAAAAGCAAGCCGAGCGAACTGCAAAGAAGCAGGAATCTTTGGAATCAGATGAGCCCGGTGAAGTTGAATATGTTCCTGAATACTTAGAGGATGGAACGTTAGTTCTCGTAAAAAATTACAAATCGAACACCCCAGGCCAATAAATAGCTTGACCGTTGACGAATCATGATGTATTCTTAATTTTATTTTACGGAGTAATAATATGACTGATGATACAACCGCCACATCCACAGAAACCGCCGCAGAAGTGTCCGTTTCTGCACCGTCCCTCACTACAGAACAAGAGATTAATGCCCTTCGAGCTGCTCACCAGTTCTTCTCTAATTTTGATCGAGTTCCTGGCTTTCTTGCTAATCAGTGGTCACAAGCTCTCGACACGATTGCTGTTGTTGCCAACTCACTCATCAGTAAGAATCCTAGCTCTACTACATCCGAAACTACTGCTGAGTCTGCGGACACATCAGTAGCACAGTAATTTTTGCGCTAAATATGCTTGTATGCCATTGTACGAGTATTCGTGTAAAACTTGTGGAACTATAGAGGTGCGTCAAAAAATCGATGACGCACCTCTTAAAAAGTGCCCGACCTGTAAAGACAAGGTCGAGCGTCTTATATCCGTCACAGGAACCCCACAATTTAAGGGTACTGGATTTTATCAAACGGATTATAAGAAGAAGTCCTAATGTGTGTTGTAGCTTGCAAATACTTTGAAGACATAGGCTGGGTAATTGCAAAGAATCGAGATCGCAATTACAAACCCACCATCATCATTCGCAAATCATTTCGTCGCAACACAGAACGTCTCTATATCTGGGACGATAGAACAAAATATACTGAAGGAATAAACGAGTTCGGCGTCGCAATCGTCAGTGCTAGTGTTACTGTAAAAGAAGATGAGGCTGAAGGGCAGGCCGCAGTAAGTCAAAACAAGCTGGACAAGAAAGCTAAGATTAAAAATAGAACATACTACGCCCCGGATGGACTAAGAATCCGAACTGCACTATTTGAGCGTTCCGCTGCCGAAGCCGCAAGCGCACTAATCGAGCTTGAGATTCCCGGCAACACTATCATCGCAGATCGAGAACGATGTTTCATTCTTGAAGGTGCGTTCGTTGAGAATGATGAGTATGTGTATAAGATTCTCGAAGTGCCCAAAGAGAAGATAGCTGTCAGAACAAATCATGGACTATTCTTACCGTGGACTGGCTATAGCAAAGAGATTCCCGAGCAAGTTCCAAAGAGAGAATCATCAGATGCTCGGTATGAAAAGGCAGTATCGGGAATAAAGAAGGCACAAACGTTTGATGAGTTTTTGGATGCGATGTCAGATACGTCGGATAAGAATCCACAAATGAATCCGCTGCGTGTTGATCCAGAGCGCAATTCTATGAGAACTACTGGACAACTGGTCATGGTTCCAAAAGAACAGACATTACACTATCGTCCTATATGGTGCGAAACGGAATTCGATCTTGATAAACTAAATACAGAAGAAGAGAGAACGTTTTTTGAAATCATCTCTACACGCAAACTGCTGAGTTTTAGGGACTTTACTAAGTAGGACTTTATATGCCAATCAATGACTTGCCAAAATCGTTAGTCGATTCTGTAATCGATGTTGTGACAAAGAGTGAAGAGACATACAACAATACAGTTCAGAAGATTATATCTGAAGGTCTCACCCATTTTGGAGTGTCATGTGTTACTGAGCTTTCTGAAGCAGACCAAAAAGCTCTTCATGCTTGGACACAGATTCGATTGGCAGAAGCAGACTGCTCGTGTGGCACTGACGTAGAAGAAGATGATATGCCCGGCGATGCGCCGTTTCATAAAGATGGTGATGAAGCTGGTGAGAAGAAGAAAGAGATTGATGAAGAAGAGTCAGAAGATGAGTTGAAAGAGTCTATTGCTCTTTCTGCTGATGAGATTGCTACTAATGGAGCAGTAGGTGTTGGCGATGCTTCTTTAGCACTCCCTAAACACGCAGATGTAATTCAAGACACAGATCCATACACAAACACAACTCAATATCGTCTGTTGATTCAGTATGCAACTAATGAGGGTACTCGAATCTATCCGCCAGTTTCTCTTCCCGGAGCTGCTAGTGTTGCTGATCTTCGTACTCTCGTAGAAGGACTCCCTGAATTTAATGAAGCACTCGACTCCGCACTTGTTAATGCGTCTTAATTATTTACTCTATGAAATCGTTTCGTGTCTATGTTAAAGAAGATGTTGCCGTAGCAACTAAGCTGCCGGAAATCTATCTTGATATGGACGAAACTATTGTGAATTGGATGGAAGGTGCTAATAGAGCCTTAGTAGCATCCGGACATCCAGAGTGGCGCGCCGACCACTGGAACAAATACTCAGATGCAGAGGCCGACAAAATCAAATGGGAGATACTTAACAACACCCCCAACTTCTGGGAGAATCTGCCTTGGATGCCAGATGGCAAGCAGATATGGAACTTCGTTAAGAAGTACAAGCCGAACATATTGAGTGCTTGTGGTTCTCTTGCAGGAAATACCTGTCGTGAAGGCAAAAAGAGATGGATAGCACAGCACCTCGGCTATAACAACTTAGGTGAAGTTCATCTCGTTCTTCGTTCTGAAAAGAAAGATTATGCTAGAGTTGATGGAAAACCTACTGTGTTGATTGATGATTATGATAAGAATTGTATTGAGTATCAAGCTGCTGGTGGCATCCCAGTACAAGCAACAAGCGGCTCTGCTGTGATAAACAAACTGAAAAAACTTGGATTTACATAAATAACACAGACTTTAGTTTGGAGTACAACTATGCCACTTTGGGGTAAAGAAGATAAGACAACAGCACGTCCTAAATTTGTTCAGCTAAAGGCTGACGGCAGTATCGCTCAAGACAGTTCTGGCAAAAAGTTGGTATTCCTGAGTGCAGAAGAAGCTACGGTCAATACTTCAAATGGAGCCTCTTCGCCCGGATGGTACTTAGTTCTGACAACGAACAAAGACACCGCCAAGCAGAGAGTTCGTATGGAGCTTCTTGTCGCTATTGCTGATGAAGAGCGAGGCTCAGTAAACAACGCCCAGTTTATAGAAACACATATACTTAATACTAACACAGATGTTTCTGCTGACGGAGCCCCAGGTCTTGAAGATCCTAAAGGCCGCCCCGGTTGGTACTTCATTAATGATGTTGGCGGAAAGAAAATTAACTGGTACTTTTTTGACGGAAGAGTACAGAACGTAACCGTAGGTAACTTTTCTGCGTATGCTGTTGTAACATTAGATTCCACAGCATCAAAACCTTTTCTAGTTGTATACACAGCACCTACAGGTAGTGGTGATATAGCACCTGGATTTGCCCACTCCAGCAGAGTTTATAATTGGCCTGCGGGTGGTGTCGCCGACACAAAATACTTAGTCTACTTTGGACAGAACCCAGAGGTTCATTCTGAATTGCCTAGAGTTCAGCTTACTGCGGGAACGACCCTAGGATCTTTCACAGCATCTCAGAGAGTTTTCACTGTAGCTTTGAACACAAACTCTTCTTCAGCCGAGAATAGCGTTGAGCTTGTAGTTGATGCTTTAGGTATTAATGCAACCACAGTTAAAGCCGATATTGAGCTAAGAATTGATTCTAGTGATACTTTAGAAGAGTCATCCGACTTAAATTAACGTAAGGAGAAACTATGTCACTTTGGGGAAAATCAGATAAGACTGCGAGCCGTCCTACATTCATTCAGTTGAAGAGTGATGGAACTCTAGCACAAGACGCCTCCGGCAAGAAGCTAGTTCTCATCGACAATGATGAAGCAAGTCTTGCGGAAAACAAGGCAAAGGGTGTTACCAGCGCCGGGTGGTACTTGATTCAGAAGAATGGAAATAGAGTTCGTGCGGAGCTTCTAATCGCACTGGCCGATGCACCAAGAGAAGTTAATGCTGTAGTTGCTGATGACAGTGATGTGACAGAAACTACCTTGGGTGTCGGAACAGATCCGGAGTAAAGTATATTTGTTATGATGCCACTAGCATATTGCAATAATATGCAAACACTACTGACGGAACAAAATTTCGTGATGTTTGCGATGAAGCATTATCAGAATCCTCAATGCTTAAACATTGATGAGTTTCATGATGATCTCAAACGCATAAAGTATATCAAGAGGCTTCTTAGTCGGTATCTCACTTCTGGCGAACTCAAAGAGCGATTGATATTGAATCATCTGATCATCTTGTATAACTCTTTTGGTACACAAGCAACGAAGATGCTCTTTTTCAAAATAGAAGTTGAATTTTGGCCACAGCTAAAGACGTTTCTTCTATTTCTTAGTTATATGCCCGAGTCTGTCGAGGGTGTTTATGACTCTCCTATAGTAAGCACAAACATTTCCCTCGATCAAACCATAGTCTCTATACTCAGAAAAATATGATACCGTTTTTGGCATATCTCAAAGAGTCTAATAAAGAGTTTTCGCCAGACGAAGCAAAATCTCTTGGAGATTCTTTGGATGTTGATTGGAGTAAAGTAGACGCCCAAGAGTTTCGCCGTGGTTTGTCTGTGGAGTCTGAGCACGACGACGGCGGAAAACTAGATGTGGTTGATTCCAAAAAAGACTTAGCAAAAATAGTTCTCGCCCACCTGAAAGAAAAGCCAGACTACTACACACAACTAAAATCTGTGGAAGAGGAAGTTCCTGCCAATTCTGTTTCTGGGGGAAATGTTTCTGGATTGCGTGAGCCTATAGTATTTCGCAAAAAGCCAAAATTTCAAAAGCGTCAATAATAGCTTGTTTTTGGATCTGTTTGTTGTTAGTATAATAACAACAGCCAAAATAAATAGGTGTTATGAACGAAGAGAATCAAGACAAAAATTTATTCGATGAGCTTGGACTGAAAGTTCAATTCTCGGATGTTTCTTTGGGGGAGACATACCCCATATACGGCACAATCACGAAGTTTATTGATGAAACTCCAGGCAACATCGTCGTCCTCATAAATGATCATATTGAAGCTACGATGAATGTCGTCGATGTTGATAAGATTGATGTCTTGAGAACTAGGTGCTTCGATCCGGGAATATTCGTGTGTGTCATAACACAGAAAGAACCTTCGATATGCGCCGAGTGTACTACAGTAGTCTTCGGCAAAAACAACAATTCGGTGCAATAATGGAAACAACACATTTTATGGATCTCATTGTTAAATTATCTCGCTCTGTCACAGAACTTGAGTATTCTGTATGCCAGGCATACGATTCGTTTCTTGTTAAGTATGGCCCTGGTCACGAATATATTGATCGCCTTGAATCATATTTTCCAGCAATCGATAAGCAACGAGAGTATATCGATCAGCTCGAAGATTGTGTCAAAAATAGCGATTTCAAGATGATATACGACATATCGAACAAGATCATAGCCCTATCGGAAATGATCAAGAATGATGCCAAGTCGTTTCTATATTCTATGAGTGCAGACGGTGCTAAAGAGACAATCAACGAACCTATACACTAATGCAAGCGTTCTTTATCTTCAATAACCTAAAAGTCAATACGTTCAATCTCAGAGATGAACCTTTTCCTGGGTTTGAGTTGTTGACGTGGGAGCACGAGAGCTATACGAACGGAACTTTATGGGACATAGGCTTCGATGCGGGATACACCCCAATAGGAATTCATCAGGTTCATGGACAAGTTTGGCTATCACATGATATACAAAGAATTGCAGAGCTTGAGTATTTTCTTGGAGTGGAATCTGGACTGACACAACCGGTCAAAACGAAGATTTTCGTTCAAGCTGACTTTGGTTTTGACAAAATTGATGCCACTGTGTATAAATTAAGGGAAATCAAAAGTGCATATAGCATAGTATATGATGGTAAATGGACGATAAAACGGTATTGATATAATGGACATATTGGCACTATTGAGCACTCTCTACAAAAACAGACTCGTCATATCGATTGTGGGCGTAGCGTTTTTGATCTTATCATTCTACACATACCATCTCTATGCATCCGCTCGCATAGACTCTCTAGTCCGAGACAATGAAGAACTGTCGAGAAAGATGGAACAACAGCAGCGAGAGATTGATAATCTCAAAGTTAATTACGTTCAAATAATTCAAGCAAAAGATGAGCTTCTCAAAGAGGTTGAGAACCTAAAGTCACAACAAAAGATTGAAGAAGATAAGATATATCGTGAGAATAGGAAGAAGAAGTCGTTGGAAGAGTTGGCAATCAAAAAGACTGGCTTAGTACAAAAGGTTGTGAACAAAGCCACCAAAAAAGCATTTGATTGCTTCGTCACAATTTCTGAGGGAGGTGACTGTCAATGAGACCATATACGCTTGTTCTATTATTCTTAACATCATGTGCGATGCTTACGCCAACTACTCCGATTGATACGAAACCTCCTCTATCACTATCTGACCCTCCAGTACTAAAGCTACGTCCTGTAGAATTTCTGGTGATTCATAAAGACAACGCACAAAAAACATTTTCTGATTTGGAGTCATCCGGACAAGAACCTGTTTTGTTTGCCTTGAGTGGTACAGACTACAAAAATCTTGCGGTGAATACGATTCAGATTAGAAACTATGTTAAGAATCAGAGAAAGATAATCAGATTGTACAGAAAGTATTATGAGGGATCGCAAGATGGCAAAACAAAAAACTAAAAATACTACGAAGAAAAAGAAGGTGGAAGTTGAAGTGTTGTCAGAAGTAACACCGACTAAAGTTGAGACTCCATCTCCGGTTGTTAAGCACACTCCACAAAAATCATCTTTGTTGCCAAAGTCTATCTCAAAACCTATTGAAGACCTTTCCAAGAGAGTTAAAGTTCTGGAAGACCTTGTAACAAAATTGTTGAGCACACACGACTAAAACTTGATTATTTTTTTGTGTAGTCTATAATAAGACAATGCTCCACATCGATCTAAAGTACATATCTCTTGTAGGACCCAATCTACGAAACTTCAAAAAGAAAAATACTTGCCTGTTTAACTGTTCTTGTCCTATCTGTGGAGATAGCGAAAAGAAACGAACCAAAGCCCGAGGATTCTTCTATCAGAAGGGGCAGTCGATGTACTATAAGTGTCACAACTGCACCGCAGGAATGGGCGTAGGCAATTTCTTGAAGAGTGTTTTTCCTGCATACTATGATCAGTTTTTGATGGAGAAGTATAAGTCAGGATCTTCTACACCCAAAGTAGAAAAAACGATAGCTAAGATAGCCGAAGTTAAATTCTATACCCTCACCAGCAGTCACGCAACCAAGATTTCTGAACTTGATGATAAGCATTTTGTTAAGCAGTATGTTCTAGGAAGAAAGATACCAGAACAGCATCATAATCGACTGTTTTATACAGAAGATTTCGCAGCACTTGTCAACGACGTTTTTCCCGGAAAGTACACTAACTTGAAGCCGAATGATTCTAGGCTCGTAATTCCCTTTTTTGATTCAGACCAGCGTGTGCTGGGTCTGCAAGGCAGATCTCTGTTTGCTGAAGGTGGATTACGATACATAACCATCAGAGCATCTTCAACAACAGACCTTGTGTATGGACTAGACCGGTTGAGAAGCAACAGTCGAGCTTATATCGTGGAGGGTCCAATAGACAGCCTGTTTTTGCCAAATTGTCTAGCTGCCGCCAATTCTGATTTGGCGTCGTGCTTGAACAAAGTAGACTTAGAACTCGATGCTGTGTTGATTTTCGATAACGAACCAAGAAATAAAGAGATACTTTCGCTAATTTCAACTGCAATAAAACAGAACAGAAAGGTTTGTATTTGGCCAAACTCAATCATAGAGAAAGACATCAATGACATGATACTTTCTGGATTATCAAAAGATGACGTACTGAAGATTGTTGATGATAGAACGTTCAGTGGACTAAAAGCTGAGTTGGAGTTTTCGTTATGGAAAAAGCTATAGAAGAAATGTGGACAATGCTGGCAAGTTTGCCGGTAGGGTATATGTTCAATTATCCATTCAGCGACCTGCCTGAAAACTTCATCGAAGTTTCTGGACAAAAGATGCTCAAGCAGGACTATATGGATCTCTACGAAATTATGCGAGGTAATGTAGTAGAGAGTGATGAACACTTTACGCTACCTACAGCAAGTTCTTTGATTGATCTATTCGACACAACAGAAACCCCACACAAAATCATAATAAAGTGTCGATGATTTTTTCATACATACTGGTATGAGAAGGATACTAATACTTTTTTTGGTGTGCATAGCAACTGTTTTTCACTTTGTGTATAGTGGAAATGAAAGCCTGGTTAGGCATCTCTCCGCATCAACACAGAAAGATGAATTTTCTACGGGTCTTTCCAATGTTGGATATGCAGCTTTCAATTTAACTTCACCAAAATTTAACTGTGATGGCTTCATCAACTCTCTTGAGCCTCTATCTGAGATACACATAGCCTTCTTGTACAATACTTTCGGAAACGATTTTTCATGTTTGAATAGACTTTTGCTTGATCCCAGACTAAAAACTCTCGAAGTTAATTTGATCAACGAACCTGGACATAGAAACAATCGCCTAGGGTCTTACGAATTTTTGTATGATGTGGGTAGCGTCTCGACATACAACAAAAAGCTGGTTTCAAGAAACGCCCGCCTCAAAAATAAGCTCACAGAGTATGTTCGACCACTTCAGGACGTACTTGTGAATGTTCAGTCACACACATCTTTGCTGATAAATCCCGGACTTGAAAGTAATGTATCTGCAAATGCCGGTCGAGTTTTGATCTCTTGGACTAGAGAATTGTTTCCAGAAGCTCGAATTGTATGGAACCCACATCGAGCTGCCCTCACGACCAGAAAATTTGTCGGCGCTGATTTGATCGAGGGGCATGGACAGTACCCTTCAATAAAAGCTCCATGCATCTATAACATGGACGGAACAGACGTTAAGTATGACAACAGACCTGCTTTGGGTGAAGATACAGGAACAAAAAACTATTATCATTCTGGAACTCCACTATTTCAACAGCTAGAAAAGTATGCCAACCGTTGTGAAGTAGCTTTCGTCTGGACTCAAGAGGGTAATGGTCTGAGTTACAAGCAAGGCTTCAAGGAGCCAAGAAAACGAAATCATGCCATATCTGGGAGAATGTACAGACAAATAATGAGGGATATTATAGCCGTTCATAAACGAGGTAAGATAGCGCCTACTTCTGACACATACACATCAGATGACAATTCTTTGGCAAAAACATGTTCGACTGTATCTGATAACTTCGAGGATGGACTTAAATATGGTCGATTGCTTAAACAATCTGAATTTCCTGATAGGGGTGGTGTTTTGATATTGCCCCCAGAATACAGAAATGTGCAATCAGCATTACTTGTAAAGGGCACAAGAGTTGTTGATGTGTACACAAACACTGGACCTTATCATGACGGCCGCCCTCTATTTCGCTCTAATAAATCACCCACAACATACCCATTCAATACATACTTGACATTTGACGCATCTTCTAAGAAAATTTGCTTCAAGTTGCCCAATCCTAGAATAAGGCTAGATTAGTCATAAAACCTATTGACTGAATCGCTGAATTCATAATATACTGTTATTCATAATCAACAATTCGTGTGTCTGGAGACCTACAATGAAAAAATTGCCATCTCTTTATCAAGAGTTTATTCACTTGTCTAGGTATAGCAGATGGCTACCCGACCAGAACAGACGAGAATCTTGGGAAGAAACGGTTTCACGATACTTTGGCTTTTTTGAAAAGCACTTGAAAGAACGATGCGACTTCACTCTAAGCGACTCCATTAAAGATGAGCTGAGAGATGCTATACTATCTTTAAGTGTTATGCCTTCGATGCGGTGTCTAATGACCGCAGGTCCGGCACTAGAAAGAGACGAAGTTGCCGGGTATAACTGTTCGTTTATAGCTATTGATAGCCCTCGTGCATTTGACGAAATTTTGTATATTTTGTCTTGCGGCGTCGGCGTAGGTTTCTCAGTCGAGCGTCAATATGTAACTCAGTTGCCAAGTGTTGCAGATTCTTTTTATGATACTGATACGACGATTGTTGTTCAAGACTCTAGGATCGGCTGGGCAAAATCTCTGAAAGAGCTGCTGAGTTTGTTATATCAAGGGCAAGTTCCTAAGTTTGATGTGAGTCGTGTTCGTCCTTCTGGCACACCACTAAAAACGTTTGGTGGTAGAGCATCAGGACCACAGCCGTTAGTTGAGTTGTATAAGTTTTGTGTAAAGACGTTTAAGAACGCATCCGGCCGTAAGCTACAGTCCATCGAATGTCATGATATAGTATGCAAGATTGCAGAAGTCATTGTCGTAGGTGGAGTTCGTCGCTCCGCACTAATTTCTCTCAGTAACTTGTCTGATGATAGAATGAGGGCTGCAAAGGGCGGCCAGTGGTGGATAGAAAATGTGCAACGTGCCTTGGCTAATAACAGTGCATGTTATACGGAGAAGCCGGATATAGGCATATTCATGGATGAATGGAAATCGTTGTATGAGTCGCGGTCTGGCGAGCGAGGAATATTCAATCTCGTTGCAGCCAAGAAGTCTGCGGAGTCTCTCGGAGTAAACTCTCAAAACGAACCTCGAAGAGATTCGTCAAAGATTGCAGGAACGAATCCCTGCGCCGAAATACTACTGCGTAATAGAGGCTTTTGTAATCTTTCTGAAGTTGTTGTTAGGGCAAATGACACACGAGAGACGCTACTAAAAAAAGTAGAGCTTGCCGCTATATTAGGAACTATGCAGTCAACCCTAACCAATTTTAGGTATCTGACCAAAGAGTGGCAAAAAAATGCCGAAGAAGAAAGATTGTTGGGTGTATCTCTTACTGGAATACTAGACAATGAGATACTCGCAACACCTAGCAACTCTTTGAAAGAGCTGCTACTAGAACTGAAAGACCATGCTATTGAGACTAACAGAAAGTGGGCAAAGCTATTGGGCATTCCCGAATCTGCATCCATCACATGTGTCAAACCGTCCGGTACAGTATCACAATTAGTCGATAGTGCGTCCGGCATCCACGCTCGCCATTCAAAATACTACATACGAACGGTCCGTTCCGACAACAAAGATCCATTATGTGTATTGATGAAAGAGCTTGGATTCCCCAACGAACCTGATGTTACAAAACCAGAACATACAACCGTCTTTTCATTTCCTGTTAGATCACCCTCTCATGCTGTGTTTAGAGAACAGTTAAGTGCTATCAAGCACCTTGAGCTTTGGATGTTCTATAAAAAGTATTGGGCAGAGCATACTGTATCCATAACCATCTCTGTGAAGGAGAATGAGTGGCTTGATGTTGCTGCTTATGTCTATAAGAACTTTGACCATATTTCGGGAATATCATTTCTTCCATTCAGCGATCATGTATACAAGCAGGCTCCATATCAAGAGTGTGATAGAGAGGCGTTTCAAGAATTGGTTTCTAAAATGCCGACGCATATTGATTGGACTAAATTGTCACAGTATGAAAAAGAAGACTCGACAACTGCCACACAGGAGTTGGCGTGTTCTGCTGGACACTGTGAGACACTATAATGAGTAAAAAAACAACAAAATGTACATGTCATGAATGTGATGTTGAGTTTAATATTGTTGTTATCGGCGAAAATGGCAAAAAGCTAGTTCCAGATATTTGTCCCTTCTGTGGCGATGTCTGCGATTTGAGAGATGAAAGACCTTTTTTGAAAGACTTTCAAGAGTATGATGATTTTGATGATGATAAGTATTATGCCAAAGACGAATACGAAGATGAAGAGGATTAATGATTGTCGTAGGCATAGACTATTCAATGTCTAGTCCCGCAATTTGCGTTCACACGGGGAAGCATTGGTCATTTGATAATTGTCAGTTTCATTACCTAACCTCAAAGAAGAAGTATTCTTGGTCAACAAACGTTTTTGACGGCTCTCTTCACAAAGATTTTTTGGCGGACGAGCAGAGGTTTGATAACATCGCCACTTGGGCAATATCTCGTATTCCCAAAGAGTCTATTGTGGGTATAGAAGGATATGCATACGCATCTAAAGGTGTTGTATTTCATATAGGCGAAAACACAGGCTTACTCAAACACTATCTTTGGCAAAACAAGTTTGTGTTTGATGTTTTTTCGCCACCCACAATCAAAAAGTTTGCCTCAGGAAAAGGAAACGCAAACAAATTGGTTATGCACAGTGCTTTTGTCGAAGAGACTGGATGTGAAGTTGATAAAACATTTGGATGCTCCCCCGGCGATAGCCCAATATCAGATATCGTGGATTCATATTACATAGCGAAGTACACATTTTCCACAATAGCTCAATAACCAATCCACAAATCCTATTGACCTTAGGATGAGTCTGTGTATAGAACTCGTTTTCCTATCGTTTTTGTACTACTCAAGTATTTGAATATACTATAGTAAAAAAGTGCTTTTTTTCTCTCTCAGATGTGATATACTGTGTTAGTCTATATGGAGTATCACATGTCAAAACGAGTGAAAGCGATTCGCAGAGTTGCGCTAGAGCCTAACGAGCCTATGTTACCTTCTTCGGGTGATAACATTCAGTCAGAATTGGGCAAAATACTAAATTGGTACAGCTACAACAAATCTCACGACGATGCAAAGAGCTACTTTTTGGCATATCTGAAAAACAACGACATGGATGTATTTGAAAAACTCAAAACCAAGTCGTCAAACATCTCGATTACAACCACAGTAGGATGGTTGTGTAGGATATACACCCTCAACGAAAGTGTTTTTCCTCTGAAGTACCTCAAAAATATCAAAGATGAAACTACACGAGTTCTTCAGGTTGTTACTCAAGAAGAACTTGAGGAAAGCGAACGAGAGCCAAAAGTTCGAGTGGGCATTCAAGAACATATTCAGAAGCAACTCAAAGAATTTTTAGGATTCGTAGATTCACAAATAGACGATTTTCTATCCAACAAATGCAAATCTTCTTTCAGTTTGTATGAGTGGCTTCAGCAGAAAAAGATTAAGCATGTCCATGCCAAAGCCCTCGCAGACTACTATCAAAAGACGGTACTTGCCGAGCTGCTTGAAGCACAGGCAGGAGAATGTGAGCAGCTAAAAGAAGGATACGCATTTCTTTCAAAAAAGGAATTATCATCGTTCATAAAGTTTGTTGAAACTATCGTTGAAGATGCTAACAAGTGGCAAGGAATCGCAAAGCAAATATCACAAAACAACAGAGCTCCGAGAGCTAAGAAAACGAAACCGGCAGCAAAGCAGGTGGAAAAATTGCAGTATTTGAAATCGCATGAGGATCTGAAGAGTATCGCACCTTCACAGATCGTCGGCGCCACACAACTTTGGATATACAACGTCAAATATAAGAGTCTCGGAGTCTATGTCTGTACAAACCAGCACGGATTCATGGTTAAGGGATGTACAATACTTAATTATGACATCAACGAGTCTATAACAAAGACACTAAGAAAACCTGAAGAAGTTATTCCAAGCATACTAGAATTGGGAAAAGTAGCATTGAGGAAGGTCCTGCCTTCTTTACGAACTAAGGAAAAAAAGTTGACTGGGAGAATAAACAAAGATACAATTCTCCTTAGGGTTGTATAATTATGAAAACGATATTCTATGATTTGGAAACTACGGATCTCAATCCAGTAGGACAAATCCTAAACTACGCCTTCGTTGAGATGGACGAAAATTGGACAATGCGTTCTTGTTATCGAGGCACAATAAAACTGTCTCGCACCCAGCTACCTAATCCGGCAGCTATTTGTGCCACACAGACAGACATCTTCGAGCATAACAAAACGGCAGAGCATCATGAAGCAGATGCGATGGCTGCTATACAGAAGTATATTTCTGATATAGTAGAGTGGGATGACACTAGGCTTATTGGTTACAACTCCAACAAATTCGATTTGCCATATCTCAGAACAAGTATGATTCGTAACGGTATCAATCCATATTTCGGAGGATCTGTTAAGTATGGTGACCTACTTCATGTCATACGAAGGTTGTGTTGTGATAACCCAGAGTTTGTAGAAAAGCTGGAAAAGAAAGAAAACGGCAAGCCATCTCTAAAATTAGAGTCTGTAGCAAGAGCATTTGGTCTTCTCACTGAAGCACAGAAGCACGAGTCTCTATCCGATGTTATGTTGACGATTAAGTTGGCAGAACACATACACAAGCACTATGGAATAGACGTTAGAACATACTCGTCATATGAAGTCCGCAAGTCTGCCGGAAGTGTAGTCAAAGTATTTCCTTTTGTTGACTCAAACAATAAGAAAACTGAAGATGAGTATTGCACAATGGTTTTGCTTGAGCAGAATAAAACGCAAGCCCTTTGGATCAATCTCAAAATGTTTGAGGATGGTAAAGGGAAAGACTCCGTGTTTTGGTATAACAAAAATACATCTGCCATGTATGTCGAAAAGTACCTAACCGACGATCTACATGAAAAGAGGGCTGAAGCTGCCCGAGCGTCACTATCACACATCAAATTGTCAAATTTCTTCAGTCCTAAAAACTGTGATGTGGAGCAATTCATTTTTATGATGCCAATATCTGATATAGGCTCTTTATATGAGGCTATATGGATGAGGGACTTGACAAACATCAAGCTCACTAAGAGTAAGTTTGCTAGTCAACTGTACTTGAGATACTTATCAAATCAAGCCGACATTCACTCTATTGAATCGCAACTGAAAGATTATGCCATATATCGATATGGTGGTAAGATGAAGATTGGCCGCAACAATCAAGAAAGCAAGTATCATCCTAATGTATACGACGAAGATTTTCATCCCACATACAATGAGTTGCTATCTCAGATTGATGAACTTGCCAAGCAAGAAAAGAACGCCCTTGTGATGTCGAAGCTAAAACAATACTATCAGCAGAGTGTCATAGCATCTCTTTCCGGCGAACAACTAAAGACTATCGTGAGACAAAAACCGTGAGTATAATATCTCGTTTTTTCAGAAAATCGTCCAAAGACCCAAACGCCTTGCTACATCGCAAAGATGTTTTGGTTCGTCAGCTAGACTTTCTTGCCGACACATTAGAGAACAGTAAGTTTGATATTGTGTATATGGAGAACTTGAAAGCTCCACTGTCGCCAGAAGAGCGAGTGTACTTCTTACAGCAAGTGGATAGGTTAGAATCTGCCAAAAACATTATTTGGTGGCTAAAAAGCAACGTCATCTCGCATGAGACTTTTTGGACGAGACTACTCAAATGGTAACAGTAAATTTCTTTGTCATAGTGTTTATATCACTACTCTGTTTTTCTTTAGGGCGTGTGTATGGTCGTGCTGAATCGTCGTTGGTCTATTCAAGCCGACTGAACGATGTTCTGACTGCTATGAAGAGGATTAATGAAGTCGCTTCATTGAAGGGCGAAGATTTGACGAAACTGACGACGGAAGAGATAGTGAAGAGAACCAGAAAGCAGATGGAGCTGAACAATGACAACGATTGATGCATTTTTTATTGTCTTTATGTTTGTGTGTTACACCACATTTCTTTTCGGGGTTGGGTATAATATAGGATTTGACGCTGCAATAGATCAGATGAAGAAAGTGAGAAATGGAAAATGAATTGGACTTCTCTACTATCCGAAGAGCTAACCAAAGACTATTTTTTGAATCTTACGAAAGCTCTCAAGACAAAAACAAACACAGCACCTTCATCAGCTCTTATGTTTCGTGCATTTGAGAATATGTCTTTTGAACAAGTGCGGGTTGTCATTCTGGGACAAGACCCTTATCATGGAGAGAATCAAGCAAACGGTCTTGCTTTTTCTGTAAATTCTGACTTACCGTTGCCGCCATCTCTACGAAACATTTTTAAGGAAATAAACTCTGATCTGTGTATTGAAAATAAATCTGGCGATCTTACACCTTGGATTAAACATGGCGTACTGCTAATGAATAGCATACTAACAGTCGAGATTGACAAGCCTGGCTCCCACGCAAATCTAGGATGGGAAATTTTTACAGACAGGATTATTTCTGGCTTATCGACACACTCCAAAAATTTAGTGTTCATGCTTTGGGGATCTTATGCAAGATCCAAAGAAAATTTGATTGATGATTCAAAACATCTTGTGTTATCATGCCCTCATCCATCCCCATTATCAGCACACACGGGATTTTTTGGGTGTAAACATTTTTCTATTGCCAACGAATATCTCAATCGGCATGGGAAAGGAATTGTAGATTGGAGAACTTAATATGCTTGTTATTCTTTTGTTTGTTGCATTAATCAATCTGGCCCTCGGTTTTGTATTCGGATACTTAACGAGATATGAGCACGAGAAAGGTGTCGTAAATGATAACGAGAGATCGATCTATTGTGATGGATACGAAGACGGGTTTTACTTCGGATTGGGAGAGTATGACCCTGAGATGTTCAGAAAGGAAATTGCTGAGAAAGCATATCATGAATATCGTGGCATAAAGTACGGACCTACAAAACATTAGCATGAACTTTGACTTTTTGACTGACTCTTCAGATGAGTATTTGCAGCTAATAACTGGCTGGGAAGATCCATATCCAGCACCAGTATTAGAGCTCCATAACGGCATCTACGTCGTTCGTGATGACATGCTAGATGCTGGCACAAAAATACGAGGTGCAGACTACTTAATCGGACACTGTCCAAAACACCGCAACATAAAAGAGTGGGTATACGGATCGTGTCCCGCGACCGGATATGCACAGATTAGCCTACCATTCTTATGTAACAGATATGCTAAGAAGGCAGTCATATTCATGGCAGAGAGAGGTATGGATAAATTACATGCATATCAAAAGAAAGGAATAGAGTTGGGTGTTGATTATCGGTGGGTACCCGACGGCATGTTGAATGTCACGAAAAGGCGAGCGAAAGATTATGTTGCTGAAGATCCCACAACTAGAGCTTTATTGCCTATAGGCCTAGAGCACCCCACAGTATTTGCATGTTTCATGAAAGTTGCTAGGTCATTACCAATAGTTCCCAATCATGTATGGAGTATAGGCTCTTCAGGCACATTGAGCAGATCTCTACAGCTCGCCTGGCCTAACGCAGAAGTTCATGTCGTTTCATCTGGCGGACATAATATGAATTCGAGAGAAATTGGTAGAGCCATATTTCACCCATCGAAGTATAAGTGGAATCAAAGAGTAAAGCATAGTGAGATGCCGCCTTTTCCTAGCGCACCTGAATATGATGCAAAAGCCTGGCTGCCAATGATGGAATATTACAAGACCCATGATATGATTCATCCAGTTTTGTTTTGGAATGTAGGTGCATAATGACATCGTTTACAACACTTCAAGATTTACCTACCGAGAAGGTAAAACGAATACTTGTATATCCTAATATCACAAGCCGCAACTACGAGACTGACAGCTATGTTGATGCACTCTCGATGATGATTCAATCGCTTCGAGAAGTCCGCTCTGATCTGTATTGGTATATCATATCACCCGCAAAGTTGAATAGGCTTGATTTTCCCAATACACATCAGTTTGTCATTTCCGGGTTTCACTCGTATTCGCCAGAAATGCGAATACACTTCAACACAGATGAGCTAAAGAAAGAGGTGCTGAATTACAAAGACTACCACTATGACATGGTGTTTAGTCATCTGCCAGAACACACACTTCAGTTGATGAATATTCTGAAGTATAGAACTCACTTCGATCTTAGGTGTTTAGGATACTGTCACTGGTTTGATTTCCCGAAGATTGTAACCTGGAAAGATACGTTCATGTATAACATCTCAGGCTTGCTAGAGATGGACAAGTGCTTCGTAAACACACAAGCACAGAAAGAGCTTGCGATTAAGACTGCACAAGAGTTTTATTCAAATGACGTTGTAGCTCGATTGAATCACATTCTTGAACCCAACTATTTGGGCATCAAAGAAACTGATTGTGCAGACTCGATTCGCACCAGCACAGAAAAGATTATTGCGTTCAATCATCGCCCTTGGGTATACAAAGACTACGATGTGTTTCTGAAAACATGTGACGCCTTATGGCAAAAACGCCAGGACTTTAAGGTGTGGGTACCTCTCGAAAAGACCAGTCAAGCTCCGTATATGTACATCGACAAGTTTGATAAGAAAGGATACTATGAACATTTATCGAAGTGTCGTGTGTGCTATGCACCCAAGCAGAAGTATGCTGGTTGGAGCATCTCTGCTACCGATGCTATGATGAATGGTTGTCCTGTAGTGTTTTATGACGCACCATACTACAAGGAATTATGTTCAGTTGGTGATACATTCTCAAACGTTGACCGTGCTGTTGATCTTTTGTCGGCATATCTCGACGACGAAAATCTTAGAAATAGTAAGGCATACGAGCAGCTCAAATACGCTCAACGAGAATTGCCATACAAGAACAAGTCTGTTCACAAATTGTCCGCGGCTATAGATGATGTTTTGTCAAAAAACGTGTGTGTACAAGCTCAATCCAAACTAGACGAGCTGAAGGCTTTTATTAAAAAAAGCGGTGTGGTTTCTAAAAAAGATCTACTATTTCATTTTGGATGGGGGCAAGGAATCAACTTCACACGATATAAGACGGCTCTCATGTTGGATCCAAACATATACGATTTCCAAAATACGTCAGAGCCATATTTTGTGTGGAAGAAATAATAGTGTTGAGCCTGGCTCCGGTTTGTGAGATAATGATTGTATGATATTGATCGACTTTAATCAAACCCTCATTTCCAATTTGATGTCTCAGATTAGCTCTAATCCAACACAAGAGCTTTCAGAAACACTCATTCGGCACATGGTGCTAACTTCTATCCTTTCATACAAGCGAAAGTTTAGTGAGAAGTATGGGCAGCTAGTGTTTTGCACAGACGGAAAAAACTACTGGCGCAAAAGTGTGTTCCCATTCTATAAAGCAAACCGCAAGAAAATGCGTGATGCATCCAAACATGACTGGAATCTTATATTCAACACACTCAACAAAATTCGTGATGAGATTAAAGAGCAATTTCCTTATGTTGTCATACAGATTGAGGGTGCCGAGGCTGACGATGTTATAGCCACAATGTGTAAGTATTCACAGACGCATATGCTCAAACAGAATGGTTTTGACACAGAGCATGAACCTATTTTGATTCTGTCTGGCGATAAAGACTTCTTACAGCTTCAAAAATACCCTAACGTAGCTCAGTATTCTCCCATAATGAAAAAGTTCTTGCGTGAAGAGCAGCCGGAGAGGTATCTTATGGAGCATATTTTGACTGGCGACTCAGGAGATGGTGTTCCAAACTTTTTGTCTGGTGATGCTGTGTTTGTTACTGAAGGCCAGCGCCAAAAACCCATTCGCCGAGAGAAGCTAAAAGAATGGATTGAACTTGCAGACCCCGAAAAATTTTGCGACGAGAACGCACTCCGAAACTTCAAGCGCAATCAGATGTTGATTGATTTGAGTAACGTTCCTCCACAGCTAGAGTCCAAAATTATCGAATCTTTCGAGCAAGGCCCATCAGGTGAGAGAAAAAAATTACTAAATTACTTTATAGAAAATCGTCTCAAATACTTAATGGAAAGTATTTCTGAGTTTTGATGAGGAAGTGATGAGCAGCCTTACTATTGCAGAAGTGTGTGAGAGTCTTAAAGATGCAAAGACTAAGAATGATAGAGTTGAGATACTAAGACGAAATGACACTCTCGCTCTTAGGGGACTTCTTAGAATGAATTATGATGCATCTTTGATACTGGCATTGCCAGAGGGCACTCCTCCATATAAGAAGAGGAATGTGCCTGAAGGTTTTGGAGAAACAACTCTCAAGGCATCGGCTAAGGGATGGTACGTTTTCGTGCGGGATGCAACTCCACAGTTGAAGCAAACAAAGAGAGAATCTTTGTTTATCAATTTGCTCGAATCGTTGGATCCTAAAGAGGCAGACATTCTTGTAGGGGCGAAAGATAGGACGTTAGATTTGGGATTAACGAAGAAGGTGATCGACGAAGTTTTTCCAGGTTTGATAAAATCTGAAGGAAAGATCGATGGCAAAAAAGACAAACCAACCAAAAATACCCGTCCAGCAGGCGCCTCTCCGGGCGATGGTAAAGCTACACGAACTGATACTGACGTTTGATACAAACAAGTCAAATGAGCTTATAGAAGCTCAGGCCATACACTTAATCGATGAAATTAATCGATTGTTATGTAAGCACTTTAAGGATTCTTTGCCACAAATATACAAAGATCCAAAAAAGAAAAGCAAGATTTCTGTCGTTCCAATAACACCCGAGGATGCCGACGACTAGCTGGAAGGCCCCAACACAATGTTTCTAAATAGAACATTGATGTGTTTTTTGGGAGCATGAATGTCAAACATAATTTTATCTGCATTAGCAGCACTTGTTACGAGCACGACCAGATTATTCTTCATGATCTTGCCATCTGCTCTCGTTTTTGTAACTCTTTCTCGTCCTGAAATAGTAGCAAGCTCCGGCGTCACTGCATTAGGAGCAACCCATCATTCAGTAATTCATGAGCTTTTTCCAAACTCTTCCTGGAACGATCTTGTACCTTGCGGCCAATATTTTGACGAGCAGGAGGAGTTTCGTAAAGCTCGTCAGTGCGTTAATGACAATGTTTGGCCAAAAACACCCCTCACCTCAAATGAGAAGGATTTTCCAATACCTAGATGCTACATCGTAAAAGCACAATCGCCCAACATTCTATCAAAAGACGGAATTAACTTCTTACCTATATTCGATTTTACTGGAGTAGGTGCAGTAGTTGGAGTATATCAGCCAGAAACACGAACTGTTTATGTGGTAGAGAATGTTGATGCTCCTATGGTATATCGACATGAGTTACAACACTACTTCTTACACGAGCATGATCCAGAAACAGAGGGTGGAGGACATCACCAGCACATTTGGCAGAAGTGTGAGCCTCCATATTACACACCATCTAAGAAAGCTCAGGCTCAAGGTAATGAAGAGACCACAACTTCTACAGAAGATGACAAAAAGGCTTCAAAGAGTGACTCCGTGAAGCGTTCTATCAAAGTTAAGAAGTATATCAGCTAGTTTTTTTAGAAGATTTCTTGGAAGTCTTTTTTGGCTTTTCCACAACGGACTGTGGAAGTGGCGGGGCCTTACATGCCTTGACCAATCCAAGTTTGAATAACAAGCGACACAATAAACACTTAGCTAGTTTCAGACTCATGTTCATTACCCTAAAACAAGTTTACGCACTCACTTATTTATGCTATATTGGTAAGTATGAATATATTCTACTTGTCTGAAAACCCACAACAAGCCGCCAAGTATCACCTCGATAAACATGTTGTTAAGATGATTCTCGAATCTGCTCAGTTATTGTGTACTGCACATCGTCTACTCGATGGCATTCAGACTAAGCAATCAAAAACAACCAAGTCGGGCAAAATTCGTGAAGTCAAAAAGTACATTCTCGCCAATCCACTCAACAACGAGCTTATGTATAGCGCAACACATAACAATCATCCGTGTGCCGTCTGGTGCCGAGATAACATAAATAACTATATGTGGTTATATGAGCTTTTCGTGGCGCTCTGTGATGAATATACACACCGCTACGGCAAAAAACACAAGACTGATTTGATGCTGCGCGACATCCTCAAGGCGGCACCAAAAAGCATTTCTCATGCCCCATTCACATCACCAGCACAAGCAATGCCAGAACGATACAAACACTCCAATCCTGTCGTTGCTTATCAGCAATACTACATCGGCGACAAATATCGATTTGCTAAATGGACTAAACGTCCTGTTCCTTCTTGGTTTGCGGGAGAACAAAATAATGCCAACCTATGACTACCTGTGCTCTTCGTGTGAGCACCGTTTCGAGAAAATATGTAGGATTGATGACAGACAAGAGCCTGAAAAAAATCCTTGTCCTAGCTGCGGGAAACAAAACGCAGTGAGCATCACGATGACTGCACCATCTTTAGTTAGTCCGTTTCGAGTCGAAGGGCTCGTCAAGCCTAAGGGCGACTTTAGAGATCGTATGCAACAAATAAAGAAGCTATCTGGTAGAAAAAATACTATTAAGGATTATTAAATGGGCAAACGCTCAAGAAACAAGGACAGAGAACAACAAGAAGAGTCTGTTATTGAAGAGATTCAAGATCCTTATCGTCGTCAAAAGAAGGTATTGAGTCACAATTTTCAGATTAAAGATGTTACTCCATTAACAGACAACCAAGTTTCTGCCTTCCATACAAATGGTAATGGCAGAAATCTCGTTTTGTATGGATGTGCAGGCACTGGCAAGACTTTTCTGGCATCATACTTCGCCTTGCAGGATTTGAAGCATGGTCATGCAAAGAAAATAATCATAGTTCGCAGTGCTGTCACAACACGAGACCAGGGGTTTCTTCCAGGAACTTTGCAGGAGAAGATGGCTTTATATGAAGCACCGTATCGAGAAGTTTTTGCAGAGTTGTGTAACGGCCGCAGAGATGTGTACGATCTCTTAAAAAAGAGAGAGTATCTTGAGTTTATGTCAACTTCGTTTATTCGAGGTATCACGTTCGATGATGCCATCATTATCGTTGATGAAGTTCAGAACCTTACTGATCATGAGATCAATTCTGTATTGACTCGTGTTGGCAAAAATACTCGTGTTATTCTTTGCGGCGACACTCGCCAGAACGACTTGAAAATGACCGGCAAAAAGAATCAAGAGACTGGCATGCACAATCTCTTACAGATTGCTAGAGCTATGTCTAGCTTTTCTATGATTGAGTTTGGCGTTGCAGACATTGTTCGTTCAGGATTCGTCAAAGAGTATATCATAGCGAGAATCAATCTTGGATTAGACTAATATGAAACGGTTTTCAGACTTTATCAAAACTGCATTGAATGAGTCTTTGACTGTATATCGAGGTATCCCAGTTGCTGGACAAGACAAGGATAGAAGAATCACTTGGGTTAGTACATCGAAAGAACATGCAGTGATGTATTCGCAAGATGGCAAAAACAAGGGGGAGGTGTTGACGTATCGAATTTCAGGAACTCTCGTGCCAATCGACTTAGGGTTTAGATCCGCAGACACATTTGTTACTTACGAAGATGTTCGTGGACGAATTATTGACCGTATTCTTAAACGATTTGAAAACAAGAGGCTTACAGAAACTAGAGCTGTGGAGTTGCTCGATGCTCTTCGTTCTCTGAAACTTCCCGGATCAAATCCTGTCCACACATGGATGCGAAATTCAAAAATCGTGGATGTTATAGAGAAAGCCGGCTTTAACTGTATTGTACAGCATGAGGGTATGAAGTTTGATGATGGCAATATCATCACCTACGGATTGTTAGATAAAAGTTTGCTTTCATAGCATCACTTGATGTACAGTATAAACACACTATTCACTGAAGGGGTATAATGACCAAGAAAGAGAAAAAGACTGAGGGAGTGAAATATGATCAGCACAAAATTCGATGGGATCTTGTTCCGTTCGACGCGGTAAATGAAATTGCAAAAGTACTCACTTTTGGCGCAGCAAAGTATGATGCACGAAACTGGGAAAAAGGCATGAACTGGTCGAGAGTGTTTGGTGCAGTACAGCGCCACTTGACTCGATGGTTTCATGGACAAGACAAAGATCGGGAGACTGGACTAACACATCTCGCACATGCCGGCTGTTGCATATTCTTTTTGCTTGCTTGGGAGATGAGACGAGTTGGCACTGACGACAGACCAAAATTAGATCCAAAGATATTCGATCAGATGGATAATACAGATTTTATGGAAAGTGTGCTTCATGTGTTGCGAGAGGCGCAAGCGACTATTGAAGAAGAGATTGAGAATGAAGATAACAAAATCAGTCCTCACTAAATAAGTGTTGTCCCAGGAGACAACATGTTTAACAAAAAGCTATTTTTGCGACACTTAAAGGTGTTGTCGGAGTCACACTACATCCAGCATCAGGGCAGGCTTGCCCCTTTTATTAGTAAGTTCACGAATCAACCTAGAGAGTTTGAGAATATATGCTCTCGGTATGCAGAACAGCTAATGAATAGCACAAAGCTGGCCGATATTAGCCGTGCAGAAGAGATCCGCATACAAAAGATTGCAACTTTTATTCAGCGCCAGGATTTAATCTCAGCCAACAGTTTGATTAACACCACAGATACAAAACTCAGAGCACTGATTCCAGAGCCAATCCAAAAGTTTGTTGAGCGATATTCATAATAAATTTCTTGTAATCAAGCGCATTTTAGAGTATATTAATGCAATGGGCCTGCGTAGTTTCGACAAGCTATAGGAACTATAGTCCCTCAACACGATGATGATCCTTGGCATCGTAATAAATGGATCACCGTTTAAGTGCAAACTTTGACGCAAATGCTTATAGCCTAGCCGCATAAGCCATGGCTTGAATCTCGTAGTTCGTTGACGTTCAAGCTGTGTAAATGAAACGAACCGGTGCTCACGGATAACCGTTCGTAACGTGAGGTTAAAACCTAATCTTGGAGCGGGAATAGTGGTT